ATGTAAATTTGTAAAAAGAATGTATGGCATATAGTAATTACATAAACGATTTTATTTCTTCTCCAACCCTACCAATTACCGAACCAGTAACAGTTTCGGAAGCTAAGGCATATTGTAGAGTAACTGGCTCTGCGGAAGATAGCTTGTTTACAATGCTTATTACCCAAGCAAGGGAAGCAATAGAAATGGCTACTGGATTGAATTTAGTTCCTAAATCAATGGTTGTTTATTTTAACAACGTTAGTGGGAACTTTGAAATGCCATTTGGACCTTACAATGCTTCTTTTCGTTTGTATGATATGAACCAAGACGGATTGGAAATTGAATCGGCTGATTATCAATTAATCGGAGATGACTTTATAAAGTTATCTTACCCAAAATATGAGAATTTAAAGGCAACTTACACAAGTGGTTATACAACAGTCCCAACTGACTTAAAAGTAGCTATTTTAGACCAAGTAAGCTACGACTACGAGAATAGAGGTTTAGATAGCGACACTGGTATTTGTAACAAAACTTGGAAGGCGTGTCAACGCTGGACAAGAGTAAGTCCAATATTATAATATGAAATTAGGGAAAGCAAAATCGGTTTATATAGACGCAAATACAATGACTCGCCAAGTCTTGTTATATGCTCCTACTCGCACAAGTGATGGGCAAGGTGGGTACACTACGACATTTGCCTTAGAAACAACAGTATGGGGCGATTTAAGACCAGATGACAAGAATAGAGCAGTAGACGAGTCAGAATTGCAATTTGACCAAAGAAACCGCCTTTATATACGTTATGGAGTTACTATTGATGTAAACTACGAAGTAGAGATTGATAGTATAAGATACACGATACACTCTATTAAGGATGTAGAAAATCAGCATAGATTTTACGAACTTGTAATTTATAACTAATGGCTTTTGTAGTTAATTTAAGCGGATTAGATGCGGTTCAAAAAGCGTTAAAGAATTTAGACACTAACCTTAAAAAAGAAGTATCTAATGAGATTAATGCGTCTGCTTTAAAAATACAATCAAGTGCTAAAAGATTGGCTCCAGTTAATTTTGGTCAATTAAGAAGCGGAATTAACTTAATTAAGAGTGGCGACCTTACTTTTAGTGTAGAATCAACAGCAAGTTATAGTCCTTATGTAGAGTTTGGAACTGGAGGCAAAGTAAGTGTGCCTGCTGATTTTACGGCATATGCAAAGCAGTTTAAAGGTGGGAAAGGCGGCAAGTTTAAAGATATGGTTGATGCCTTAACTTTGTGGGTAAAAAGAAAAGGAATAGGTAACGGCAAAAACGACAAAGGATTAGCTTTTGTAATTGCAAGAAGTATCTTACAAAAAGGATTAAGACCGCAACCATTTCTAATTCCAGCTTATCAAGAAGAAAAGCCAAAATTGATACAAAGACTTAAAAAATTATTAGATGCTTAACCCTAACGTAGAGATAAAAAAATGGTTTTATACTAACTTGACAAGCGCAAGTGGACTTACTGTTTACGATGGTATAGCACCAGACGGAGCAGGAGCAGAATATATTGTAATGAGCGGTAGAACATCAAGCCAAGAACAAGGAAAAAGTGGTTACACAAATGGAATTACAATTGATGTGGACATTGTTACAAAAAATGCTAACTTTGGCTATAAACGAGCTGAAGAAATTAGCAATTTGGTTTTGACTGCTATAAATTCAGATACCGATATAACATTAGCAAACGGCTTTTATAGTTCTTCGCTATTTGTTGCAAGTATCAGAAACTTAGATGGTTTAAACCCACTTGATAACGTATTTAGAACAATTATAACATATAACATAACAATAACTCAAAATTAAATAAAATGGCAGAAACTAAAGTAAGCGGTAGAGATTATATCCTACTTGCAGACATAGACGGAGATGCAACTTTTAAGCCAGTTGCTTGTCTTACAACTAACTCTTTCACTTCAACTAACGACACAATTGATGCGACTTCTAAGTGTGGTAACTCTTACACTCCAAGTCCAGTATTCAGTCAGTCTTTTGAGTGTGAAGGTTTTGCAATTGACGAAACTGGTACTCCTTCAAAGGATAGTTACCAACAATTATATGCTGCTCACGCTGCTAAAACACAATTCAATATGAAGATGGGTAAAGCAAGTCCTGCGGCTGGAGATATTACTTATAGCGGTACAGTTTTCATTTCAGACTTTAGCGTAACTGCTGACGATGCTGACGATGTGAAATTTACTGCAACATTCGTAGTAACTACTCCTCCATTAACACAAACCGAAACTGCATAATAAAATATGTTTGAACTAAAACTAGAAACAACAACAATACCTTTAAGATGGGGAACTTGGGCGATGAAGCGTTTTTGTGAATTAGAGAACAAAACTTTAATGGAACTAATAAACGTTTTATCTTCTGGGGTGTACAACTTAGACACAATAGTTCATATTGTACAAGCATCAGCCGAGAGTGGATATAAGAGTCTGAAGAAACCTATTGATTTTGAGGAGTATGACATCTGCAATTGGATAGACGAAGTTGGTGGATTGACTGCTAAGGACGGACAACTTGTTGAATTTATGAAGTATATGCAAAATTCAATGGTGCCAGAATTAAAAGAAGACAAATCGGCTAGTCAAAAAAAAAATTAGGTTTTTATAGTTGGGATTCAATAATCATTCTCGCTATTGAGGTTGGCTTAACGATTAACGAGTTTTGGCAACTTACTTGGCGAGAATTTTTATTATATAAATACGCTTACGACAATAAACAAGTCAAAGAGTGGGAACGCACAAGGACTATTGCATATTTGATTTACAAGTCAAATACAACTGATAAAAGTCCTAAGAGCATAAAAGCGTTCTTTCCTTTGCCTAGTGATAGAGAAGAAGAAGACGAAGGACCTAAGCTAACGCAAGACCAACTAATGAGAACTTTAAAAATGTACGGAGTTAAATAAATAAGATGGCACAAGAAACGCTTAAAATTACCATAACCGCCGACAATAAAGATGCGGTTAATAATATAAATCAAACGATTACTGCGACTAATAATTTAGGTAATGCGTTTAGACAAATCCCACAAACAAGCGGTGCCGCTACAAATGCTTTAACGAACTTATCAAGAGTAGCGCAAGATGCTCCTTATGGATTTATAGGTATTGCCAACAACTTAAACCCTTTATTAGAGAGTTTTCAAAGGTTAAAAGTTGAAGCTGGGAGTACAAGCGGTGCTTTAAAGTCAATGGCAAGTGGTTTAATGGGTCCAGCAGGTATTGGTTTAGCGTTGGGTGCGGTTTCGTCTTTGATTGTGGCATTTGGTCCTAAGATTGCTAACTTTATAAAAGGTGTTGACGCTGCAAAAGAAGCAGAAGATAAATTTGCAGAAAGTTTAAATAAGGCAAAAGCGAGTGCGAGTGAAAGTGGAATAAAATTACAAGCATACATAAATTTAGCTGATGATGTAACGTTAGCAGATAACAAAAGAGCAAACGCTTTAAAGTTTGTAATATCTGAATTATCAAAGGTCAATGCGTCTTATGCTGCGACAATTAAAACAACAGACCAAGCTAGACAAGCGGTTGAACTATATACGCAAGCATTAATTGCCCAAGCAATTACATCAAGATATGTAGATGAGATTGCAGACAAGACAATTAAATTAGCAGACGCTAATAAAAGAGCAATAGCTGCGGCTGAAGAATACAATAAGACTATTGAAAGGTCAAAAACAATGACCAATGGTTACGTTGACGCTTCAGTAGCACAAGCATCTTCAATTAGTAAGGCAAAAAGTAATTATGTAGAAGCAGCACAAGAGGCGGTTAATCTTAACAATTCAATCCAATCATTGAATCAATCTTTGATGGATACAGTTAGAAATGCCGCTACAAATCCATTTAACAATGTTACAAATGGGGCAAAGCAATTAGGTTCTGCTGCTGAAAAAGCGACTCAAGGCGTTGAAAAATTAGGCAAACAAGCAAGAGTTATAAAGGTTGGAATGGCAACAGTAGTTGAACAACCAAATGTTACTCCTACTGCTGGTACTCCTACAAAATTGCAAAAAGATGTTCCTGCTTGGGCATCAACACAAGTTGCAGATGCGGAATATGCTGCAATACAAAGACAAAAAGAATTTAATGCTCAATTATCTTTAACTAGAGATATTACAAATACTTTAGCACCTGCTTTTGATAATGTAATTAGTGCAATGGTTATGGGCGAAGATATAGGCAAAGCATTGGAACAATCGTTCAAACAAATAGTTGTTCAATTAATTTCTATGATTGCACAAGCGTTGTTATTTAAAACAATATTAGCTGCAATTACTGGAGGTACAAGCGAGATAGCAGGTGCGGCATCTGGTTTAGGTGGTGGAATGGGCGGTCTTGGTAGTATCTTAGGAGAATTTGTATTAAAAGGTTCAGACTTGGTTTTAGCAACGACTAGAGCAAACAATAACTTAAATATTAGAAGAGGCAACTAATGGCATACGCTAATAAATATAAAATAACAATGGCTACTAAAAGTGGTAGCATTGAAACACTTTATTTGCAAGAGGACGGATATGTTGGCGATTTAATTGAATATCCAGCAGTCAGCATACAAATACAATACTTGCCTAAATCAGATGATATATTTGAACCAATATACGCAAGTCAGTTAAACGTCTTAATTGACGTAACTGATGATTTGGCTAATATGCCAGACTTTACAAGTCTTAACGATAGGAAGTATTTATGTAAGTTGTACTATGGGGCAACTTTAGAATGGCAAGGTTGGGCGTTGAGTGATTACGTTCAAATGTCTTATACAACTGGTCGTAGAAATATGGCTTTTAATGCTATTGACGGATTGGGAATGCTTGAAAAAATACATTTCCCTTTGCCTACTGATTATACTTTAGTTGATAGAGCGACTTGTTTAGATTTATTACAAGCGGCAGTAAATAAGGTTGGGTTTAATTTAAACTTGATAAGCGGTATTAGTTTTTACGCAACATCAATGGTAAATAGAGGTGCAAGTACGTCAAACGAACCATTAACACAATCTTACTTAAACTACGCTTCTATTACAAACGATAGCCAAGAACCTTATACTTGTTTAAAAGTTATAACTGATATTGCACGAGGTTACGGAAGTAGATTCTTCCAAGCACAAGGTAAATGGTACATTGTTCCTTTAACGGAGATTGCGCAGTCAAGCTATTACTTTACTGAATACGATTTTGAGGGTACAATAGTAACTAGCGGCACAAAGAATTTAACGGCTCAAATAGAAGGATATACTGGCAATACAAGCGGTTTATTTTACGTTGATAATAGCCAATTAAAAATACTTAGAAAAGGTTATAACAAAATAAGATTCCAAAAGACAGTAGAATATCCTAATAACTACGTTACAAACTGGGATTTAAAGAATTTCACGGTTATTTCTCCAACACAAGGAAATGCTTTTGGTTGGACTGAAAGAAGAGAAACAGATGGGCAGATTTATGTAAAGGATTACCCAAATAAAACATACAATAGTTTTATAATGAGTAATGGAGTCGCTGCTCCTTATGATATTGGGGTTAGTCCAGATGACTTGCCTAAGGTTGGTATTAACGAAACAATTAGCTTAAAATTTGACATAGCTGGTATTGGCGTTCCTGCAAGTGGCCCAGATGCTTTATTCTTGCTTAAAATAACTTTAACAACTGGTTCTTATACATACTACATAAACGATAAAAAAGAATGGACAAATATTGGAAGCGATTACTACTATTATCCATTTGACCCTGCAAACGCAAAGGCGAATTTTAGTATAGAATTGCCTCCTGCTCCAGATAACGGACAATTATATTTTGAATTAATTATTGCAGATGGTAGTTCTTCTTATTGGAAATCAACAGTAGGTACAGTTGAAGTACAAAACTTTAGTTTGGCGGTAATACCAGCGTTTACTTCTTTCCTAACCGAAAGTTACATAACTGATACTGAAGAATACGTTTTAGAAATTGACTTGCCTTTAGGGTTTAACCCAAGCAACGAGGGGTATTTTAGTTATAGAGGATTCTTAAGTGATGTTGATGGATTAGATTTGATTGGTTGGTATAGATACGAATACCCAACGGATATTTATCGTTCTTTGAGTGATTTGATTGTTAAGCAATACTCAAACTGCCTAAATAAGAACGTTATTAATATTGACGCTTCTTTTATGGGTATGAACACGACTAACGGAAGATTAAGCGGCGCAATGCGTATAACTTCTGCTGATACAGACCCAGCGCAAATAAGCGTAAACGATAAGAAGTACATTTTAGGTAATTCTACGATAGATTTATTTAATGATGTAATTCAAGCTACTTTATTGGACATTAATAACGAGAATATAGAAACAACCTTAACCACAACTTATAGCAATAATACTTTAAGCAATGCGGTTACTGGTTACGGACATTTAAGGTCTACGGCTTACACAACAAGAGAAGCGGCTTATGCTGCGCCTTATACTACGTTTGTAGTTTATAACAACTTAGCGATAGGATTGCCAAGCGTAGGCGATTATTATTATAGTGACGCAACGTTCTACACTCCGTTTAATGGTGCGAACCTTTGGTGGAAGATACAAACTGGTCCAGTAGATTTTGCAGCGTTTAAGATTAGTAGTGCTGGGCAGATTATAGAAATTTATGGTTAAATTTGTGATATGGCAGATAAAGTAATTGGCAAAAATATAATGTTGTAC